TTATCAACACCATAAGCAAGAGCTGCCGCAGTAGGCTCGTTAATAATACGGAGTACTTCCAAGCCTGCGATTTGACCAGCATCTTTTGTAGCCTGTCTTTGGCTGTCGTTAAAGTACGCAGGAACTGTAATAACTGCTTTTGTAACTGTTTCACCTAAATAGTCCTCTGCTGTTTTTTTCATCTTACGCAGAACTTCTGCTGAAATTTGAGGCGGTGCTAGTTCTTTGCCTTGTGCTCGAACCCAAGCATCGCCATTAGATGCTTCCATGATTTCATAGGGCATCAAACTAATGTCTTTTTGAACTGCTTGTTCTTTAAATTTACGACCAATTAATCGTTTGGACGCATAGATAGTATTCTTAGGATTGGTCACACTCTGACGTTTTGCAGATGCTCCAACTAGAATTTCGTTTTCTGTATAGGCAACAATACTAGGTGTAGTTCTAGCACCTTCAGAATTTTCAATAACTTTGGAATTTCCTGCCTCGATGATGGCTACACATGAATTAGTAGTACCTAGGTCAATACCGATGACTTTGCTCATTATTATCTCCTTTAAGTTAAGCAAGATTTAAATTTTGGGTAAACACCCTATAGTGTATAGCCCATATGGCACTATACATTCATATTTATATCTGAGTTTTCAGATTAATACATTTTTTTTGGTAATTGCTGAGAACGTACTTGTTTCTGCCAGCGATTTTTAGCCGCAGATTTCTTACGTTTACGAGCTGTAGTAGGCTTTTCATAGAATTCGCGATCACGCAAATCCTGTAGTAGTCCACTGTCCTGCACTTTCTTTTTAAATTTGCGCAGGGCTTTTTCGAACGGTTCACCGTCTTTTACAAATACTGTATTTCCAAATATTTTCATACTCATGCTGATTTTATCTTAGTCCTTAGGTCTGGGAAATCATGAAACTTGTTTGGATTAATTAACAAATAATCTACTTTAGGGTCCGTGATTCTATAGTATGTATTCGGCATACTAATTATATATGACAAAAAGTGGCTGAGATTTTCTGGAACATTGTCACAATCTATAATCACAGCGGTTGCTCTAACAGCCACACTTAACAACCATTTATGGTCCGTTTGGTTTTCATCATAAATGTAAACATTTATATTGGCTTTTATAGTGCCAAGAAAGTGTTCTAAACTATTTTTAATATCTTGGCTAGGTGTTATTAATAATATAGTTTGGACGCGGTTTAATATCACGTCTGGTGGAGTAACTAGTGTTATTTTATTTGCCATCTTGTTGTTTTTTCATTTGAATTCGTTGCCAAAGAGTACTTTCGTCTTGTTCGGAGTTTTGTACATATCCTATTCTTTGGTCTTCTTGATCTGTTTGTTGTGATCCTTGATCATGTAGGTTGTCTTTTTTTTTGAAAGATCTTCTTTATTCCAAGGAACTTCGTCTATGGCTCCTACTGATTTTTTAAGTTGTTCGCTCTTAATAGTTGAATCTGGATTTTGTTCTTTCCAAAGACGCATACGTTCTTTTTCTTTTTCTTCTTCTACGGCTTTTTCTGCTTCTTCGACCATCTTGTTCCAGTTTTCCAGGCCAACAGTGTCAACTATATCTTGTTCTTCTGCAGGTATGTGATTACGAGCGTGAGCATTGGCATCAAACATTTCCTCGTCGGAATCGTCAACCACTTTATATTCAGATTCTTTTTTCAGTCCAAATTTTTCTGGAGCAGTGTCTGCGCCAGTTACAGATCTAAACATCCATCCCGGAGGGTGAGGATCGTTGCTTTCTTTTTTTACAACTTTTTCAGGATAGTCTTCAAACGCTTTAGTTAAATCGTCTGCTTGTTCATCTAGCCAATCCTTAGGCTGATTTATTTCATAAAGGTCACTGGCCATCTCGTCAGATACTTGATCTTCATCTTTTTTCCACTGCCAGGTCATCTGTGCGCCCAGCAACATTAAAACAGCCAACGGGTCAAATACAAACACAATAATCATAATAACCCAAGTAACTGCCTTTTCTAATATATTAGCATCTGGGTTATCACCGTAGATTAGTTTAGCAATATACTTGATCGGGCCAACTTCTGCTTCAACGGCACGTAGTTCTTTAGCAATCGGTGCTCGTTGTTCATTAAGTTTACTAATTTCTGTCTGTGCTTTGGCTATGTCATTTTGTAGATTAGTTCTTTCTCTTTGTTGCTGTCTACGTAGTGCGGCTGCTTTATCTGCACCTTGTTCGGAACTAGAACGAGCCATGGTTTGATCCACGGCTTCATCCATCTGTCTCAGTGCTTTGCGAGAGGCTTCAATGTTGTCTCTCTGTGTTTTAATTTTTTCGTCAATTATAGCAACCTTATCAACAACATCACCACTGACAATACTTTGATCTAAGTGTGCTTTGCTTAGAAAACCAAAAATACCCATACTGGTGATTACCATAAGAACTACGACCGCAGAGGTCATGTAAATCTTCATAGTTCTTGGAATCTTTTCCCAATACATTTTGAGCCAACTAGCGGCTACTAGTTTGGCAACTTCTAACGTAGTGCCCATAATAACTACAGGCCAAAATGCCGCGGCAAATACTGCGGTCAATCCGATAACGCTGTAGTAGATGGCTACAGCCGATAGTGTTAACCCAGTAAATGCTAGTAAGTATGCGAATACCATAATCTAATATTTATCGGCCGTTGAAATTCCAAAACCGACTATCTATTGTTCTACATCCTTGTTCATTATACTCACGCACAGTTTTACCCATGCGAACCTCTGTGACAAACCGTCTACAATAACCGCCCTGTACTGGCTGTGTTAGTATAACACGAATACGGCCAGCAGTGTCATTTCTATTATTATACCACACAGTTGTTTCACCATTGTCAGCATTTTCCATAGCAAACAGTACAGCCATAGTATGCGTCTGCTGATCCTCGCGGTCTAACTGACTGCTAAGAAATTTGCCTAAATTTACAGCCAAATCGATAAATCCAGTATTGGCTTGATAATCCTGCCTAATTCCATTAGTAGCACTAATAGGTGTAAAAATATCCCTGGCTACCGCAGGACTAGCGAGCGATATTAGGATTAAAAACTTCGTAAGTACCTGAAAACTTTTGGCAAGCATATGCTCTTTCCTCAACTAATTGTCCTCTACGATTTACTGGAAAACTAAACTCAACACAATCACGAGCAATACCACTGCGAGCCTGAAACAGTTGTCGAGTCCTGTCATCAGTACATTCTACCCGTGTGCGACTAGAAACTTTCTTGCCATTTTCCAAATCAATTTCTTGATTAGTATAGCAATATTGTGGTTCTAGTCCAGTTATTTTTTTAGAATTACTGGCACATCCTGATAATAGCACTATAACCGCTATACTCAGTATAACTACCCACAGGTAATTTTTTGTACGGTAATTGTTCATTACTGTGCTTTCTTGGCTTTGGCTTCAGTAATTAAAGTATCAAACACACTCTTAGGCATCTCGAGACGCACAAAAGTATAGTGACGGCCATTCATTGTAAAATGAGCAGTCTCAGTTTTCAAATGTTCACGGATTACAGTGTCAGAAACTTTATATGAAACCAAAGTACGAGTCGTCTTTTTGTCGTCTTTGATATCAATGGTTGTTTCACTATTCACCGTACCGTTAATGCGTTTAGCAAAGTTATTCATAGCGATAGCATACATCTGCTCTTCAGCGGCCTGTGCATGAAGACTTTCGCCACCGCCGCAGGCATACGCAAATTCTTTTTTCCACCAAAAGTAACCTTTGGCTCCACTTTGAACACATTCCTGATACCAACTTGGTTGAGCATAAGACTTACGCTCGGGAATGGTCTTCATAGAACTACAACCAGTGATAGCCATGGCTACCAAACCAACTACTAGTGCCTTTTTCATACTTGCCTTTCTGTGTGTGAATTACGACAATATAAAGTATAACACCACCCGAAGGTGGTGTCAACTGGTTTGAGTTTCGAAATTACTTAAAAAATATCAGTGCCATCAAAATTGCTTGAACTATAAAGCCAAATCCAATAGTAACTAAGTTTAACATATCCTTTTGGACAGCGGCTTTGACAAACAACAAACTAAGGCCTGCCCAAACTAGTAAAACCAAATCTACCGAGGGCAAACGATCGGTTAATCCTGCCATTACTGCCAGCAAACTAGGAATAGTACTAGAGTGTAGAACTATAACTGCTAGCCATCCTGTTGCTTCTGCACTGATGTGACTAAACTTTTCTATAAAAAACTGTTTGACATTTTGGATATCAAAGTTTGGCATACGATGGTCCTTTATCTTTTGGTTTGTAAAAAATATGATTGCCTATCTGTCCGATTTTTTCTAACTGCCATCTCGGATTTACATAGTTGGCATGATAATATAGTGCTTCTTTGAGAATGCTAAGTCTAAAACCTTCTAACAATACTTTTTTGGCTACTTCATAACTTTCACGGTATGCGGCTTGGTTGACTGGTCTGTTTCTATGCACTGAATCACATGCCCAAGAAAATTGGCAGACTACTCGTTCCATGACCACGTTTTTTTGATAAACTACTCCGCAAACGTCTTTGCCAAACTGTCCTGTAGCCACACGATTCATAGTGACCTGCGCCACAGCAACTTTACCTTCGAACGGCTCATAACCTGCTTCACGGTAGATATTGATTGCTAGGCAATCTAATTGTTGTTCTCTAGTTTTGATAGAAACAACATCTTGGCTATAATAGCCATTCTTTTCTTTTAGGGTGACAAATTTGGTTGTGGTTAATTGCTGAACCAAAAATATCACGGCTATCAGTCCCAGTGTATAGGAACCAAATTTTACTACTTTTTCCATATTCTTCTCCTTTCATTTGGTGTAGTGATCTTCTACTACATTACATTAAGGGAGATACTCAACTAGGCTCAACACGAACCCGTTTTCGTGAGTTGTCTCCAACGACCTCCCTCTAACAATTTTCATTAGAGTTTAATCTTTGGCGAGCATGGCTTCCCGAAAAATCGGGTTTCTCATTGGCCAAGACTCGCGGACGCAATTTCTGCTTTTGACTTCCATTGTGCCACTATCTTAGTTTCTTACGAAACCGTACTTTTATATAGTTCGTAATCAAACTATACTTAACTGCTACTTTATCTTCTCATACGAGAAATTTCAACTGCTTCTTCGTCTGAGAAAATTGGTACTGCGTTTGACTTGTGCATAGTACCAATGCCTTTAATCTTAGTGCCTGTATATACTTTGTCTGGTGCTTTAGTACAAGGTCCACCTGTAAACGGTAAACTGTTAATTTTTTGATTTTCTCTACCTGGGGGTGGTTTTAAACTGTATTTGGTTGAAAGATCTTCGGCAGTTAAGGCACGATTACGTTTTTTAGTTTCGATTTCTATAGCCCATTTTTTCTGCAGAGCTTTCCAAGATTCTTCTTGCTCACGTGCCTTACGAGCGTGTTCAGCCGAAGCAAATTTCTTCTTGCCTTTTTTCTTGCCTGTTGTGGTCAACCAAGGACCTTCTAAATGCATACTCATGATATTATTATATGCTCAGGAGTGAACTTTGTCAACAAAACTGGTTAAAAACCCAATCTTGCAACTCTGTTTAAAAGTTCATGTAACTCCATGTCTCTGTATTGTTGTCCTAGCAAAAATTCTTCGTCTGGTGTGTTTTCCCAATCTCGCACACCCAGCAGTTCCATGGCTTCTCTTTTGGATAACGGTTCCTGTCGCATATGGCTGACCCAAACTACAGTCATTAATGCGCAGGCAAATACCCTTTCGTCATCAAATACAAAATTATCTTCGCACCATTGTACAGTTTCCATAAGGTAGTAGTCGATGTCTTCTACCCTATTTTCTAATTGTGCAATCCAATCTTTGGTTTTATCTCTAGTCCAGGCTGTCATACCCTGAAACTTTCTCCGCAACCGCAACGATCTTTTTCGTTAGGGTTAATAAAATCAAATCCTTCGTTTAGTCCTTTTTTAACCCAATCCATAATAACGCCTTCTACATAGACTAGACTTTTAGGATCAACAAAAACATGTACACCTTCACTAACAAAACTCATGTCTTCGTTTAACGGATTATCTACATATTCAAGGACATAGGCTAAACCACTGCATCCTGTAGTTTTTACACCAACTTTGATGCCGTATCCTTTTTTACGATTCTCTAAATTTTGTTTAACTTTTTCAGCCGCTAATGGTGTTAGAGTTATCATGTTTTTCCTGGTAGTCTTTTATTGCCGCCTTAATAGCGTCTTCTGCAAGGATTGAGCAATGGATCTTAACTGGCGGGAGGGCCAACTCTTCTGCGATTTGACTGTTCTTAATAGTTCCAGCCTCGTCCAGCGTTTTGCCTTTAAGCCATTCTGTGACAAGTGAAGAACTGGCAATTGCACTTCCGCACCCATAAGTTTTAAATCTTGCGTCTTCAATGATGCCTGTCTCTTCATTTACTTTTATCTGTAGTTTCATAACATCGCCGCAGGCAGGGGCACCGACCATTCCAGTACCAACACTGGTGTCGGACTTATCAAAACTGCCTACGTTGCGTGGGTTTTCATAATGATCAATTACCTGATTACTGTATGCCATATTATACTCCTAGTCTAATATTAACAACGTCCCAATTGATGATGCGCCATATATTTGATAGATACTTGGCTTTGTCCTGTTGATAGTCTAATGCCCAGGCATGTTCCCAGGCGTCCACTAGTAAGGCTATCTTCATGCTGTCTTTGTACTGATGGTTATGTATGGTGTGTAGATTACCATTAGTATCCATGTATATCCAGTTAGATCCCTGTGCGGCCATAAACTCTTTTTCAAAGGCTTCTTTAAACTTTTCAAAACTTCCGTACTTAGATTCAATAAGTGTTTGGCTAGCACCGTCAGGCTTGTTAGCCGCACGTGGCGGTGTAAGCCCAGTAAAGAAAATATTGTGTAGCATAGCACCACCGTAATTAAAATCGGCATCGCCCTCGCCTTTATTATAGCGATCAAAGTACTTACTGGCTAATCCGTCGTAGTGGTACTTTAAAGTATCTTCACTCATTACAGGATTCAACTCATTTCGGTCAAAAGAAAGTTTCTCCTGATATATTTCTCTGGAGTCTTTACCTTCTTTGACGTACTTTATGAAGTGAAAACCCATAAATTATTTTCTTTTCTTAAGAGTTCTACGGGCTGTTGCCTTAATAGAACGTGGATGGTGGGCTCTGAATTTAGCCATAATTATTTCCTTTTTGCAGAACGAACTGCGGCTTCGCGAACCTTACGCTTGGCTGCTCTTGCTGTACGAATTACTCTTTTAAATCCCATGTTAATCTCCTTAAACTGAAAAACTACTACCGCACCCACAGGTTGTTTGAGCATTAGGATTCTTAATAGTAAAACTACTGCCCATGACATCTTCTGTGTAATCTATTTCTGCACCTACGAGATATTGATAACTCATAGAATCTATCAAAACTTTCATTCCTGCTCGTTCTATAACAAAGTCATCGTCTGCTTGTTCTTCGTCGAATGTGAATCCATATTGGAATCCACTGCATCCACCACCTTGAACAAAGGTGCGCAGACACAACTTAGGATTGTTTTCTTCTGCCAAAAGGTCTGCGATCTTTGCCGCGGCAGATTCAGTAATAGATATAGCGTTCATAAAAATATTTACCTTAATAAGCCTGTCCAACAATTCTTTCGTAGATTTCACGCCAGTTTTTAACTCTAGGAACATTTGGATCTTCATAGTCCATATTATGTCCATGTTCCATAAGCAAGGGTTTAAGTCCCTTTTCTAAACCCACTTGACAGTTTATAATTTTGTCCTCGATCCACCACAGTCCAGAACCTTCGTATTTGGCTAGTACATCGTCCTTGTCTGCACCCGTGTCTAAAAACACAAATTTAGTAAATGCTGTTTCACCAAACAATTTACGCAGATTCATTTTACGTAGTTCTTGTGCGTTTTTATCTTTGCTTAGGCTAGTAATGGCATGAAACTCATAGCCGTGCTCTTCATGTAATCTTTTAATATAAAACATAGCATCACGCAAAGGGGGTAAAAAACCTATGGCGGCACTTTCATTAAAAATCTTTATGAGCTTTTTGCCCTGCTCTCGATCAATACCATAGCGTTTACCTATGTCGTATTTGAGCTCACCGCCCTCTACTTTGTTAAACCCGTGAGTTTGAAGATATACGTCAAATGCGTATTCCCAATCCAAACATACACCGTCACAGTCGGTTAAAATGATTTTTTTCATAGTTAAAGTTTAACAAAAAAACAACACTGTGTCAAGCGATAAATATTGATATGAGCTTACCAGTTAGCAGAATTACAGATTTGGGCGAAGGAACTTGCCCATTACACAACAGCCCTGTGGATTATACTACCACACATATTACCGCGGCTAGCACAGTTTTTTCCAATAATCTTGGACAGTGTGTGATAGCCCAAACTACGGGCAGCCAAAGTTGCGGGCATTCCAGTCAGGCAACAACAGGATCGCCTACAGTATTTGCTGAAAATTTGGCTGTACATAGATTAACCGATATTGGCCTAGGCGAAGGTGGCGACACTTATACAAACATAACTGGCAGTCCGGACGTATTTGCAGGTTAACATGGCACTGATTAAACCACCAGCACCCCCAGAAGGATTTGATTATGTAGTTCGTAATCAAAACTTTACATTGGTTCCAAAAAGCGAACTAACAGATGATATCTGCCCTGCTACTGGTCGTACATGGGCCGAAGAAGCAAGATTATATAATATTAAAAATGCGCCTGACGGTAAAAAAATAGCCGAGTCTGGAGACGAATTTTATCAAACAGCAGAGTCTATGAAAAACCGTGGTAAAGAGTTAAACGGTATAGGATCTAGTGGTTTAGGATTTTTTAACAAACTAGCCAGTTCTGACGAAAGTAACGGTCCGACTCTTGAAGATACTTTGAACAAAATTAAAAGCGGTGCTGTTAATGCTGACATCAGTTCTGCTCTAGGAAGTATTAGTGACGTTGCCGGAAGTTTATCTAGTAATCTTAGCGAAGGGCTAACCAGTGCTCAAGCAGCCGTCACAGCAAAGATTGCCGCGGCACAATCACAACTACCTAAACTTATGGCTATAGCACAGGCTAACATGGACTTGACTTCAAAGATTGCTTCGTCTCAGGGACGAGCCCCTACAGAAGAAGAATTAAAACAAGCCAGTGGTGCATTGGCTATATTTCAAGATGGTCCTGCACTACTAAAAGCGCAGGCTGAAGGTATTGGTAAAGAACTAGCCAGTGCCGGAGAAGCATTTGGCGCGGCTATACCTACAGGTATTAAAGATGCCGGGGGTGCTATATCTGCAGGCATAGGTAAAATCACAGATGCTGCCAAAGCCGCAGGTGCAGCCATTGGTAGTGCGTTAGGCAGTGTGCCATTTCCTACTATACCTGGACCAGGTGGCACTACTTTGCCTAATCCAGAGTACGATACTTTTGCCGCAGCCAACCCCGAAACAGCCGCATCTTTTCAAAATGTGTTAGGAAAAGTAACGGATCTTGCTGGAGATTTAACTAGTAAGTTTGGAGTAATAGAAACTAAACAAGCCAGTGCTTTAGCAGGAGGATTAGCAGATCTCAAAGCATTTGCTTTTGCCTCACAGTTAGCACAGCCTGCGTCAGGACCAATCGGTGCAGCCAAAAATCTCAGTGTTAATCCTACTAGTTTTGATCCTACTATGATTAAAAAGGCTATATCCGGTGCTAGTAAACTAGAGCCGGGGCCGCAAAGTTCGGCACCGCCTAAAGATCCACAGGAATCTGTAAAAGCAGTGTCTCCGCCTAAAGATCCTGCTCCCACTGCTGAACCTAAAACTGCGGTATTTAAAAAAGATCCTGCAGAAAAAATCAGTCAGTCGTTTTATGATGCGTATTTTAACTATTATAAAGCATGGAAAGATGCCTTAGATGATGCTAATAAAGACTTGAGCTCAGTTGCTAACAAATGGTTTGGTGCTGCCGTTTCCGGAGGATACACATCTTTAAGAGATCGAGCACGACAAATAGAAAAAGATAAACCTGATTCTTCATCTAGAACTGACGAAGAGAAACAAATTATAAAAGAACATAACGAACTTCGGGCATTGTTTATAGAAAAGAGTGTACCTTACCTACAAGCAGATTTTTTTAGAATTAGACACAACGAAGTCAGTGCCGCACATAATACTATAAGACAAGCATTTCTTGACAATGCTACATATGGTAGTCTTCCTAAGAGCGTAGAAGATGTTTCAATAAAGGACGAAGGTCCTAAGGATTGGAAATTTAAGATTCCGACACCGGCATACCAGTCGTATGCGGACTATCAGAGTGGTAAACTCTATAGTCCGCCCGGTATAACAAATACTTAACTGGCTATTTTAATTCCAGAAGTACTGCTGAGATATTGATCTGCCGCAGGTTTCATAGTAGGAGCAATCACTGTAATAGTGTTTCTACTCATTTTAATTTCTTTATCTTGCTCTACTGTGAATAGGTATGGAACCATAGCAAGTCCGTTTGGTCCTGCTGTCAGTACCATAGTTTTAGTGAGTTTGATATGGTCATCATGTTCCTCGACCAATTTGGCTACTAATTCTTCGCCGCTGGTAAGTTTGATTGTAATTACTTCGCCAGGTGTAACGCCTTTGTCAATTAACATTTTTATATTGTCCTTTAATTTCTAATAAACTGATAACGCTGTTATTATACCTGTTCTGAATTAAAAAGTCAATGGTTTCTAAAATCTCTTTGGAGGAAATAGGTTCAATATCACCTTGATTTTTACTGTTCCATAGATATGCAGGATTAATCAGTGTATGTTTAAGTTTGGTGTCTTTTAATATTAAATTTTCAGCCCAATCAAACAGTGCTCGTTTACTGTGTTCTGCTGTGTGAAATCTCCAACTCATACTGCCTACTGTAATAAAATAGGTAGATAAATTTAATTGATCGTGTTGTTCGTACATGGGAAATAAAAGACGATTTTGATTTATGTCAGGTAGACAATTTATGACTACATCGTAGTTTAGACTTAGTCCTATAACTTTATCGATGTTTTCTGGAATGCCGTGTCCGGTTCTAGATGAAATAGCCAATCCTCCAAATTTTTCAGAGATGGCTAGACCTAACCCGGAGGTTCCTCCGATCACTAACAACTTCATTCTTGGAGATATTTGTAGAGTTCTCTTAGGCCGCCAATGTATTGACCGTTAAGAAAAAACGCTGGCATGCTTGATAGTGCGTTTGGATCTTCGGCTAATAGTTGATTTATATTCCAACCTTCTCCGATCTTGCGTTCTTCGTAAGGACGACCTAGTCTTTGCAAATATGATATGGCTTCACGACTGTATGCGTCTTTGCCTGTCCATAATATAATCATTGCTTCTCCTTGGCAAAATATGCCTTTAATTCTGTGAAGCCGCCGACTAGCTCGTTATCTAAGAAAATCTGTGGAACTGTTCGAGCATGAGGAACTGCTTCTAATAAATCTTCGCGAGTATATCCATCGCCAACTTTACGCTCCTCAAATTCAATACCCTTCTGTGTTAACAAAGCCTTGGCTTGGTCACAAAAAGGGCAGTGATACTTGCTCCAAACAACTGCCTTCATAGTGTGAATCCTTTAAATGTATCTGCTGTAACGTCTTGTTTTGTACCACCCACAATATAACTTTCTACTTCTGTTTCCTGTGGAGCAACTTGTAGGCCTGAACTGCTGAGCCAGTGCTGTGTCCAAGGTAGTGGGTTTTGATTTAATGGACGATCATATAATGTTTTGTAGCCTAATGCTTTTAGTCTACGATTAGCCATATACTCTACATAATGATGTAATAGGTTTTCATTTAGACCAATAATACTGCCGTCTTTGAACAGATATTTGGCCCATTCCTTTTCTTCTTCTACGCATAGTTTCCACATTTCGTAAACTTCTGCTTCGCACTCTTGTGCTATTGCAACCATGTCAGGGTCATCCTCGCCCTTCATCCAATTCTTAAGAATGTGTGTGCTAATGGCTAGATGTTGACTTTCGTCACGGGCAATAAGGCTGATAATCTTAGCACTGCCTTCCATCATTTTTAATTCGCCAAAGGCAAATGTGCAGGCAAATGAGACATAGAAACGTAGACCTTCTAAAATGTTTACGTTCATCATAGCAAGGAACAATGCTTTCTTAACATCGCGAATGTTGCCCTCGCCTTTTTGTGAATAGGCATTAGCAACTTCAATAAATCTGTCGTAGTTTTTAGTCACACTTTCTGCACGTCGAATAATATTTTCATCGTCAAGAATAGTATCAAATACTTCTGAAGGATCAGAGTAGATATTTTTCATAATATGTGTGTAACTACGACTATGAATAGTTTCAAAAAACTGCCATGTAGTCATACAACCCTCTAGTTCAGGCAGTGAGCAATAAGGTGCAAATGCCATCAATGGACCGCGACCTTGCACTGAATCTAACAGAGTCTGATATTTTAGATTAGAAGTAAAGATATGTTTTTGTTCTGGGCGAAAGTTAGCATAGTCTCCACGATCCTTTTGTAGACTAACTTCTTCTGGTCTCCAAAAATAGCCTAACATTGTTTGATTTAGTTTATCAAAAATAGGAAAACGAAATCTATCATATCTTTGTGTGTTTTGTTCTGCGCCAAAGAACATATATTCTTTGGTAAAATCTATTTTGTCTCTGTTGAATACAGTTTTGCTCATATCTTGTCCTTGTTATTTTTATTATTTAATTTAGATAGCGCAGGCTTCACAAACTTCACCGTCCGAATCAAAAGTTTTAGAAGATTCGGTAGCGACCGGTTTCTCTTCTTTAATTTCTTCTACGGAGTCATCTGTCTTATAATCGTAGGTATTCTGATAGTAACTGGTCTTCCAACCTAGTTTATATGTAGTCAACATATCCTTCATCATTATACTAAGCGGAACTTCGTTGTTCTCATAATGTAATGGATTGTAACTCCAGTTACCGCTAATGGCTTGGTCAAAAAACTTCTGCATCACGGCAATGGTGTTAATATAACCTTCATTGCTGGGCATGTCCCAAAGTAGTGTATAGTGATTCTTTAGACTGGAGTATTGAGGAACAATCTGCTTGAGTGGTCCTTTCTTACTCTTTTTAACACTTAGGTAACCACGTGGCGGTTCAACACCATTTGTAGCATTACATACCACAGAACTAGATTCGCTAGGCATCTGTGCCGACAATGTGCTGTGGCGTAGTCCGTGACGTATAATGTCCTGACGTAATTGTTCCCAGTCATGTTGTAGATCAACTTTACATACACTGTCTAGTTCACGCTTGTATGTGTCAATAGGTAGTATGCCATCGCTGTACTTGGTGCGATTAAAGTACTCGCAGGCACCGCGTTCAATGGCAAGATTATTTGAAGCCTTTAATAGATAGTATTGAAAACTTTCTGTTAAACGATGTACCAACTCCCATGCACGTGGATCATCATACTTGGCATGATTTTTAGCCAAGAAGTGTGCTAGGCCAATGTAGCCAATGCCTAGACTGCGACGAGCTTTAGTTGAACGTTCGGCAGCAATTACAGGATATCCTTGGTAATCAATAATTTCTTCTAATGCTCTTACTGCTAGGTCACACATTTCTTCTAGTTCTTCTTCACGCACAATACCTACGTTGATAGCACTAAGAATACATAATGCAATTTCACCTTCACCATCGATATGTTCAATTGGATCAGTAGGTAGTGTAATTTCTTGGCAGAGATTGCTCATACTTACGCTGTCTTTAAAACTACTGTGACTGTTACAGTGGTCAATATTCATGATATAGATACGACCAGTTTCTGCACGTTCCTTTAGCAGTTGTGTGAATAAATCCATTGCTGGCACAGACTTTTTACGAATATCTGGACGTGCTTCAAACGCTTCATAGGCAGTACGGAACTGTTCATCATCGCCACTGATAAACAACTCATAAAGACCAGGTACATCGTGTGGGCTAAACAATGTAATTTCTTTATTCTGCAGTAATCGTTCGTAGAATAATTTACTAATTTGAATACTGTAATCTAATTTACGTACACGATTATCTTCTGTGCCTTTGTTATTTTTTAACACTAGCACATCTTCAATTTCAAAATGCCAAATAGGAAAATGCACAGTGGCACTGCCGCCTCGTACACCATTCTGTGTACAGCATCTTACGGTTGATTCGAATTTCTTGAGGAATGGAATAACCCCCGTGTGCGCCACTTCACCGCCACGAATTTTGCTGTTGATGGCTCGTAGCCTACTAATGTTAATACCGATACCAGCCCTTTGAGCAGTATAGCGACCAATAGCCATATCACTGCTAAAGATGCTATTAAGAGTATCATTAACATCGACAAGAACACAACTGGCAAACTGGCGTAGCGGAGTCCTGACCCCAGCCATGACGGGCGTGGGGATATTGATTTTGTGTGACGAGATTGCATCATAATACCTCTTTACATAATTCATCCTCTTGTCTTTAGGATAATTGGCGAATAATGTAGCGGCAATCATCATGTACATAATCTGAGGAGTTTCGAAGAGTCTACCACTACTACGATCTTGCACTAGATATTTGTCTACAACTTGACGTAGACCTGCATAGGTAAAATCTTCATCACGGTCGTGTTTAATCCAACCTTCCAATCTTCCTAGCTCGTCTGCTGTGTACTTTTCTAAAATAGCAGAATCGTAAGTACCTGCATCAATATTCTTACGAATCATTTCGCTGAAAGGCAAAGGTTCAAAACGACCAAACACTTCTTTATAAACTCCATAAAGAAGCAAACGAGCAGCCGCATATTGATAGTTGGGATTTTCTAAACTAATCAAATCACTGGCTGAACGTATAATGATTTCTTGAATTTCTTTAGTTGTCATGCCATCATAAAACTGCAAATTGGCTGACATTTCAATTTGACTTGCTGATACGCCTGAAAGACCTTCACAAGCATACTCTGCAACTTTGTGTATCTTTTCGATATTAATTGGTTCTTTGCGACCGTCACGTTTGACGATCATGATGTTTCCGGACATCCGCTACTCCTGTCTGTATTTTTTAAACTGATATTTATTAGGTTCAACTTTTGTATGTATTACGATTGGTTTTAGGATTATCTGAATAGATAACTGGAAAAAACCTTGCTTGTAATATGTTACACGCAAGATTTTTAAAAGTCAACCTTATCGGCCCAATACCTCGTACCAATACGTTAGTACACCATTGTTCTGAGAAGTAGTGTATTCTATAGACACTGTATCGGACCCAGTATCTAACACTGAGTTAAACACTAAATTTTCAACATTGGCTAATGATCCTACTCCGTCAAACTCGTCGGTATGATGTGCATCACTATTAACTAAGTCTATGCTCACAGTTAATGTGCCTCTTCTCATAACGCTGGCAGCATCGTTGGTATATAGATAATGTAGTTTATAAACTGCATTAACATTACCAGGTAACTTTAATAACATAGCATTCAACGACGATGCAATGTTCTTTCTGTAATTATATTTGTGATCGGCATTTGTAAAACCTGAAAACTCACTAACTGCATATGGTGTAGAACCATTTGATGTTACCAAGTCAAACGATCTTTCAAAATAATCATTAGTTGAAACATTACCTGACGATAAAAATTCTATCACAGGAAATTGTGGATTTAACGACCCGCCGCCAATACGAACAAAGGTATTTGACTGACTGATGTTACCATAGCAGTATTCAATGTCAGGTGCTCCAACTTTTCTTCCAAGTTGGATAGCCGAGTTATCAATAAAATCAAACTTACTATTTTCAATTTTACAATATCTCGGACCATATACAATACCGGCATTAACACCATTGACTGCCCATCCAAATGTTATACCCTGATAACATCTTGTAATAAAACAATCTCGGAAAATACACTGTTGAATATCGTAAGTAGAATCAATACCATATGCAACATTTTCAAAATCACAACTATTAAAAATATTATCTTGACATGTCACTAACGATGTATAGGCTATTAATGTAAGTCCGTTGTTGTCTGATCCTGGAGTAACGCCAGTAACCCAACTACTTCTAAACGTAACATTAGAAAATACACTGTTTTTCATAGCTCGTGCTTCAAACACTGATTTTGTTAGACTGTCGTTTTGGAAAGTGATACCTTCAATTTCAATAAATCTAGCCTGCACTAATTCATGGCCAGCAAGATTATAATTGTTGTACAAAGAATGATCTGTGCCAGCCTGCGCATCATCACCGATGGTAGCGGCAAGTACAATGTCACTGCCTAAAAATACAGTCTTATCTTTGCCTGCACCTACTAGATGTGCGTAAGGAGGTATGTAGATAGTTTTAGAGATTGGATAAACACCTGCTTCGAAGTGTAGTTTGATACGGCTTTCAGCAGTGCCTTTGGTAGCATCGTTGAGATACAGTTGATCTAAAGCACGTTGTATAACATCTGCGTAATCGTTGTTTTGAATATCTTCTTCTGTGATAAAACTACGGATGCTGACTGTATCATCTAATCGTTCTTGTAAAGTTCTAGTTACTGGGCTGGCAGGACTAGCACCTGTTTGAATTTCTGGGGAACCTGCAAAAGGTTTCTTAAATTGATACTGGCTAACTAGATCAAAAATGTTAGACTTTTCTGTAAGTACTCTAGTATTACCTACAAAAGGGGCACCTTCCTGTACGCTACCGTTTCCTATAAACAGTTCTTGTGTGTCTACAGCCCACCCTAACTCGCCTGATGCTAGTTGTGGTATGCTAGTTGCACCGTTCTTTTTTCCTCTACGTACTTGGATACGGCTGATCTGTACTATGGCCATGTTTCAATACTCCGTTGTTCGAGTATTTATCAGGCGGGTAGTTTGTAGTATTGACTAACTCTGTCGCACCAGCGATTAGTCCAATAGTCAAAATCTTTAGGTTCTAGTATAAACTCTTGATATTCGTAGTCTTTTGAACACATTAAAATTACGCCTTTGCGTATATTTGTGCCGTGAACCTCGTTGTGTGCTAGAGCATAGGCTGTTAACTGTAAAAAGTAATCCTCAATCCACTCTAGTTTTTTAGGTTTGTTTGTCTGTTTAAAGTCTAGGATACTTTCATCACCGTTGTGTATGCCTACACAGTCTGTGGTTCCGGCATATAGTTCTGGAAAGTATAAAGGAACTTCGCTACCCCATACTTCATCGACTTTAGGAAATCCTTCAGCAATGACTTTACGAGCCATGTCCAAACTTTGCTGTGCGTAGGGGTTACTCACAGAGTCTGGTAATGCTACACCTTTGATATGATTTTCTAGATAAGTGTGCATCCTAGTACCGCGACTAGCGGCTTCTGTGGTAATCTGTTGTGCTTTTTGTTCGCCCACAGCGGCCTTCCAACGAGCCAGTGCTTCTCTGGCTTCTGCGGGTTTAGTTTTATCTAAGACTGTAGTAACGCTGGGAACTTTATGTCCGTCTGGTGTGGCATACAATCTTTTGCCTGTGCTCTCGTCCCTAGTAAGGGATCGATATTGAAATCGTTCTTGTAGTAAAGTCATGACTAATTATACTACCTTTTTAAAACAGTGTCAACCTAAATGTTTATTTGTAGATCTCATTGCGGCTGTTTTGAGTGTATCGCTGCCTGTTTTTTTGCCCACTTCTGGTTTATCTGTTTTATTTTTGGTTGCAAGTTCCACACCGTTTTGATCAAATCGATATGTCAGTGCTTGTATAACTTCATCGCTGTCATAGGCCATTTTGAAACTGTCATAACTAAACTCCCCCATGCCTATGTTCTGCATAAACTTGTTCAGTTCATCCCAGGTGAAAACGGCAGGACGATTTTTTTGATCTGCCCTGCCGATTAGGTTTTTTAATACTAGATTAAGTTTTTGATCAGATTCTGTTACTTTTTTTTTGGTGCAAGTAAAGTAGCCAATTTACGGCTGAACTCAACGCTTTCACGTTTAGCACGACCTGCTTCTTCATCACCGCCCGCGGCTGGTGCGGCTGCGCCAAATTCATCACTGCCTTCTTCACCTGGTTCAGCGGCTAGGTCATCTTCGGCACCCGGTTCAGCGGATAAGTCATCTTCGCTGCCGAACTCATCTGCAGGTTCTGCACCCATCATTTCGCCACCACCTTCGCCTGTTAATAGACCAACACCTTGTGTTAGTTGCTGACGTGAACTTTCTAATGCTGTATATACAGTTGCCAAGGCTGGTTTCATAATTGATTCAAATTCCATGGCAACATCGGAGCCCATTTCATCGCGTATCGCGTCTACTAATTTTAACATGTTTTCAGCCTGCATGTTTGCTGTGTCTTCCATCCAGCCTGTGATGCGGTCTACCATGTCACGTGCAGACATAATAAATTCTGCTTTCTCTTCTTCGCCTTCTGTTACGATCGACTCTTCAACTGATTCTTTCTTATGGCTCTTATAGCCTTTGTTTTTCATATAATGTGCCAAAGCATAAGGATTATCAATTTCATCTTTGTGCTTCTTCATGGCCTTAACTGTGCCTTCCCAACCTTCGGGAGCCTTTTCTGCTAACTGCTGATCTGAGCCAGCGGCAGCAATCACCTTTTCTTGTAGTTCTTCTGGAAGTTGTGCGAATTCAATAACACCTTCTTCTACTTTGTCTAACACCATCTGTTCCATTTCTGTGAACGCAATATCTTCTGGACGGCTTTCACGTTCAGAGATCTCAGTGTTGATGATGTTTAAGAACACTTTGTTCTTGTTATGGCTTTCATCTTCGTAGACGGCATTGAAACCACTGCTGGATTCAAAACTGTGGATCTTTGTGCGCAGTTTGTTACGAGCATCGTATAACTGCTCTAGGGTGAAACTTTCAAGATTAAGTTTCTGTCCAAAAGCCTGTAGGGCACTTTCATTTAGCGCCTTTGCTGTTACGGGTTTGTGGAATTCTGTAATTCGCATAATAATCTTCCTAAGGTGTTATGTGTTATTTATACTATCGATGAATAGAAAATGCCATCTATGAGTTGCTTACTGTGCTTGGCTTTAGCATGGGCTATTTCATATCTCCATAATGCAGTATCTTTTACTTGGCTATCATGAGTTTTCTTATATGTATTCTTATAATAAAGACTGTCTACATAATTTTTTTCAAACTTATGGTCTAGCCTAAGCGTATAATCTATTCTATGACTTTGACGTTTTTCATGCATTTTAACTACTGTAAATGCAGAAATTTTTAAAAAAGTATTGGCTATGTGTTGTTTGCGTTTATCCAAATAAAAAACATTCCATCCTTCGGGAGTATCTCTAGTGATCAAATAATTTTTATATTTGATAGTGTCCCGATTAATAGGCACAAAGATACCGCTTTTTACAGCGATATCCATTAACATGCTTTCTAAATCTCGTGAAGTGTCTTGTATATTAAACATTTGGATATATGTAATTAATGCCTTGCCCTGGAACTCTTATAACTAAGCTCTTACGGATCAAACCTTCTATGACATGTTGTTCATGTTCTTCGAAACTTTCTAAAACTGATAGCTCTTTAATACGATCCAGCAGATTACGTTCCTCGGTGTTAGTCCAAGTATCTATGCCGCGTACCAGTTCGTTTAGTTTCATTGTGGCCCTACTTTACGTGTTTGGGCGTCACGAATTTGTTTTTCTAAATCCATTAACTGTTTCTTTAACATATCGCGTTGTTTGATCATGTTGGCCACAGCATCTTTTTGTTGTTTTTGTTGTTGTACAGCCTGTGCGGCAGCCTGTTGAGGACTTACTCCTGTCTGCGGAGCACCTGCGGGTGCAGTACTAGTTGGCATACCCATTAATTCTTCTAAATCTGTTATTTTCATAATTATATTCTCTGTTCTATACTTAGTTCTTGATCTTCCAACTGTCGAATATGTAACTGTAGTTTTTCTATCCAACCTTGATTACGCAACATTTTGTAGGCCAAATTTTCTGCGCCAAATTCACCGGCTCGACTTAGACCGGCTTTACGCATACGCTTAATATCATTCCACATTTCTTTGGCTTGATCTAAATCATCTAAACTGATCACAGCACGAATTCTGTCTCTGTAATTTCTATACTTGTCTCTAACATCGCTTTGATCAATATCCATTTCTACACGTTCTGGACGACTAATCCACTGATCATTAAGGATACTGTAAATTCCTTGACTGACATGTGGTTGTTCTGCGTCCTGAGCATATAATTCTACATCTATGCCTTTGACCTGTATGTCGTGTTGTGCGTTATACACATTTTTCTTTGCGTCTAATAATTCTTTAAAGGTTAGGTCATCTTTGGGCACACGTACTACTAGATGTAGATCTAAGTCGCTGTAAGGTGTGTAACTATAAGCGGCGTTACTGCCACTAACTGTAATATCTTCTAAATTTAATTTTACTCCGATAAACTCTTGAAAGTGCTCGGCTATGTCTAGCAGTCCCTTGCGTATGTTAGAGTGCATTTGACCGTTACTGTCAAATAATTTAGGATTTAGTTCATCGTGAAATACCACAGCATGACTTAGGCTGTAGTCAGATGAAGGCTTTTCAGTAAACTCTTTTATAAGCATACTGTATTTAGCGGATTAAAACTTGATGATGAGAGTT